TTAGTTAAAAACACAAAAGAAGTCGTGGAAGCGATTAACGATGGCGAATCCAAATAAAGTTGTTTCCAAATGTCGTAGTCAGCTAGGTATTAAGGAAAATCCAAGTGGTTCAAATAATGTTAAATACAATACCGCCTACTACGGTCGTGTTGTTAATGGTTCGAATTATCCTTGGTGTTGTGTGTTTGTTTGGTGGATTTTCAAAGAGTGTGGTTTATCCAATCTATTCTATGGTGGTAAGAAAACAGCTTATTGTCCAATGCTCATGGATTATTATAAATCAAAAGGGCAGTTTTCCAAAACACCAAAGGTTGGCAGTATTGCGTTTTTTCAATTCGACCAAGACGCTCAACCAGACCATGTTGGTATAGTAGTTAAAGTAGACACCAACACTGTTACTACCATTGAAGGTAACACAGCTATTGGTAATGACTCCAATGGTGGAGAAGTAATGCAACGTGTTAGAGATAAATCCCTTATATTGGGATACGCTTATCCATATAATAAAGAGAGTGATGATACTGTGACAATTACTTTAAATGTATTAAAATATGGTAGTAAAAACGATAGTGTTAAATCCCTACAAATACTCTTACATGGTTTTGGGTATTCCTGCGGAACGGTTGATGGAGATTTTGGTGATAAGACTTTAAAGGCTGTGAAGAGATTCCAGCTTGCCCACAAACTATCTACAGACGGAATAGTTGGTGAAAAGACTTGGAACGCACTTTTAAAGTGAAGGTTTCAAGTAGACTACAAAACGTCTGAAAAGCCTGATAAATTAGTGTTTTAAAATTTCATATCAAAAAACTATTAACATAGATTAATTCCCACCGCTTCAATAGTGGTGGGAACTTTTTTTATCTGTATTTCGTTGTGTTTTGCTACGTAACCTACTAACAGACCACACAAAGGTTACAAACAGACTACAAATAACTTAAAAATAAAAATCAATCTTAACCTTATTGACCGCTTCAACCAACTCATATGGTGTTTTATAGAGATATACTTTTTCAGTAACACCTTTACCTGAGTGTCCAACGATTACCCTAATTGTTTCCATTGGAATATCGGCTGAGTGCATTAAACTTATTGCAGTCTTACGTGTATCATGTGGTAAGTGTTCCCAGTTGTGAGCTGTCATATACGCTTTAAACTGCTCCAAAGCTTTAGCATAACTCAACTTTCTACCCTTTTCATCTCGCATTAAATACTTAGCTTTACCAAGCTGTTGTTTGATTAGCGGAACAATAGCGTCGTGAATCGGAATAATACGATCTATACCAGCTTCAGTTTTAGAACCTCCGACCATGTACTGCTGCTCCATCTTGATGTTGTCGGAGGTCATAGCTAGTAATTCCCCAATACGCATTCCAGTATACATTAAAATTAAAATCCATTGAGCTGTTGGGTTTTCCAAGTCATTCCACAGTGTAGAAATCTCATTGGTAGTAAACACGCTACCTGTTTTCTCAGTCTTTTCAGTAATCTCAATATGTTCAGCGTAATTATTGCTAACAATGTCATTCTTAATAGCGTACTTCCACAGTTGAATCATGGTACTTTTGATACGTTTCTTACTACCAGCGGATAAGTCAATACTGTCCATCCAATCCTGTAGTTGGTCAGCTTTTATTTTTGTGATTGGTACATTAGCCATTCGGTCAAATCTCATTTTCGCCATATTATGAGCATTTAACACGTTTTTAGCTACTTTTGGCTCAATACGCTTAATCCATCGGTCGTACAATTCACCTAAAGTCACCTTACTTAAATCAATATCATATCCCTGTTTATGATATTCAGCTAACGCGATTAACGCTTCAGGTTCAGTTTTATAAAAACCTAAATATTTTCGAACCTGTTTTCCGTCTTTCCAACCAGTTGTTACACGTACTCCATAAGGTTTTCTGCGGTTTCCACTAAGCTTTACGATACTTCCAAAGCCGTTTTGATGTCTCATCTGAATCACCTCTGCTACGATATTATTACTTTGTATAAAGATACAAAGTCCTGCTAGAAGACTTACAAAACACAAAAGTCCTGCTAGGAACTTTATCATCAAATGCCCAGCTAGACGCAATATAGGTAAACTTCGCCTTATATTTCTTTTATTATAAGGGTCAACTACATTGTTACAAAGTAATAATATAGTTTACCTATATAAAAGAATATTTATAATATAAAGTTTATGAGTTTACGTCTACCTGCGGTTTTGTGTGTTTAGCTTACATAAACTTATGTAAGCTAACGTAAGCTTCATATTAAGTATAACATTGATTGGAGTATGAGACCAAATACCTGGTCTTAAATATTTAGAAATTTTAAGAAATAGTTAGAAATATTAAGAATTAGTTAGATTGGACTATATACGTTATTTATTTTAGTTTATTTCAGTTCATTTGACTTATTTTTAGTTATTTTTAGAATTGACCAACAATTATTATATTGATATAATGTTTATCGTAAGGTGTTGAAAAACACTAAACCAAACGTAAAAGTGTTTCACTTATTGAATTACTCACCTCAGAATTGAACATTTTTTGTACGTTTGACATGTTTATACCTATCGGGCAGGTATAAAGGGGGATTCTTGTCCATCGAATCTTGGTAGTCTATTGGTCGAATGGACTACCAAACTCCTGACGGTGTAGTTTAATTGGAAAAACGGTTGGCATTATTCAAATGATGCAGGTTCGACTCCTGTCACCGTCTCTACGTCGCAACTAGAAATTAGGTGAAAATAATGTTGGTATCTGAAGCAGCAAAAAAACTTGGAATGTCTACGCAAACTCTACGATTGGCACTACGTCAAAATAAGTTCCCATTTGGTATAGCAGTAAAGACTTCAGAAAATCGTTGGACTTATTACATTAATCCAAAGAGATTAAATGATTGGTTGGAGGGTTAAACCAATGCGAAAGATTATTGTAAGGTTGTTACAATTTTTAATCTTGGTAATAGTATTCTTAGTTGGTCGTGCAAGTAAACCAGATATTTTACCCACACATAATGAAGTGATAGACCCTGTGGTAAGTGCTGCACAAACTGAAATTGTGGAAGAGGTTAAGGAAGTTAAAGAAGTTAAAACCGTCACATTCAGAGTAACAGCCTATTGTGCTTGCTCAGAATGCTGTGGTAAATGGGCGAAAAACCGACCTGTTGATGAGTTTGGTAAACCGATAGTTGTTGGTTCGGCGGGTACTGTCTTAAAGAGCGGTTACAGTTGTGCGTCCACCTTACCTTTTGGAACAAAGATTGAGTTGGAAGGTTATGGAACTGTAGATGTGCAGGATAGACCTGCCGACTGGGTGGTTAATAAATACGGTAAGAACATAATTGATATTTACTTGGGAGATCATCAAACAGCAATGAATTTTGGTGTTAAATATATTGAGGGTGTGGTGAAGTAAATGAGCAGTTTGGGTGATAATCCGATTATCAAGTGCTATGAAGCTACAGGGCATCCACCGTGGGAGCAACCTAAAGAGGTTCGATGTGAAGCTTGTGGTAAAGACCTCATGAAGTGTGATAGTGGTGTATATGAGGATAATGTTTATGAATTCTTATGTATGGATTGTCTATTAAACTTGCATGAGAAAGCGTGGTGGTAAGTATCATTATTCAGGTCGATAGTCGTGAGCAAAAGTACGAACACGTCACGAACTATTTTGATTCAAAAGGTATCAAATGGGTGAAGTCGAAATGTGTGGTTGGTGATTATGTAAACTTGGAGAATCCTATGATAGTCATTGACCGCAAAAAAGATTTACAAGAGGTCGCAGGTAATGTCTGTCAGCAACATGACCGTTTTGTAAGAGAGTTGGAATTGGCACGAGAGCTTGGTTACAAAATGATTGTGTTAGTAGAAGAATCGAATATTAATAGTTTGATAGATGTTTGCAGTTGGTATAACTGGAGACGAAAAAAGAACCCTAAAGCGGTTAGTGGTGTGCAACTGTACAAGATCATGAAAACTATGGCTGAGAAGTATGAATTCGAATGGCAGTTTACTAGCAAGTACAAATGTGGAGAGAAGATAGTGGAGTTACTAGGAGGTGATATTAAAGATTGAGATATTCCTACTCAAATATAAGCACCTTTGCACAATGTCCTTTTAGGTGGTATCTCCAGTATAAGAAACGATTTAAAACGATACCGGAAACTAACGCGGATAATGCTCTATGGCTTGGATTAGGACTCCACAAAGGTATTGAAACAGGTAGTGTGGAAGAGGGTATTAACGAATATAAATCTCACTTTTACAGTATTGGTGATGACCATATTAACTGGATGACTCAGTTAGAGTATCAAATACCAAGAGTGTTGGAAATACTACCAACTGGTGGAGAGCATGAGTTTAAAATCGAGACTGATGATTTTGTTGGTGTTATAGACTACTTCTGTGGAGATACCCTTTACGATTTTAAGTTGTCTAATAATATTGAAAATTATGTAACTAGTCCACAGTTGTCGATTTACAAGTATTACTTGGAGAAGGTTAGATCAGACGTAAAGATTAATCATCTGAAATACATATTTGTGCCAAAGATTAACATTAGGCAAAAAACGAAAAGTAAACCACCAGAAACCCTGGTAATGTTTCGAGACAGACTTCAAGCTTTGTTGGACGAGTCAGAGATTCAAGAAGTTGAAGTGGATTACAACTCTAATAGTGTGGATAAGTTTCAGCGTTGTTGTAAAAGGTTGGAAACAGTAACTAGCTTTCCAATGAATCAAACTAAGCTTTGTAATTGGTGTCCATATAAAGATTATTGTGAATCAGACGGTGAAGTAGACTGGATGATTATAAAAGACTAAAAGAATAAGAGGGTGATCGTGTGTTTAAAAAACTATGGATTTATGGCGAACCATTCAGTGGTAAAACTACTTTAGCTGTAAGTGCTGCTGACCATTTTGTACTTTCTACAGATGGAAATGCTCAGTATGTCACAGACAGTTATAAAGTAATCACTGACGAGGTAACAGTTAATGGGCGAATGAAAACACGTAAGTTAGCGTGGGAAATCTTCAAAGAAGAGATTGAGAAGTTGGAAGTCGAGACAGGTTATAAGACTATTATAGTTGACCTTGTGGAAGATACTTATGAGATGTGCCGTATAGCGATGTATAAGAAACTTGGAATTACGCACGAATCAGACGATAGTTTTAGAGCTTGGGATAAAATCCGAACTGAATATCTATCAACAATGCGTCGATTGATGAACTTACCTTATGACATTATATTAATCTCACATGAGGATAAGAGTAAGGATATTACCAAAAAGAGCGGTGAAAACATCACAAGCATTAAACCTAACATCAATGAAAAGGTTGCTAATAAGTTGGCTGGTATGACCGCTTTGGTTGGTAGAGCTGTTTGTGATAACGGTAACTATACATTACAGATAAATCCAGATGATGTTACTTTCGGTGGTGGTCGTCTAGGTGTGAATAACGTAATAATACCTTTAGCTTGGGATGAAATAACCAAGTTATTTGATACAAAAAAGTAATTTGAAAGGATGATGTGTACAAATGACAAAGAAAGATTTAAGGACTGGTATGTTTGGTATTGTGGAGGACGGTCGCGGGTTAGAAAAATTTTTTGTGGTAGTTAATGATAAATTAGTTTATCAACACGGTGGGCATGACAACATTCCTTGTTTAAAGGATGATTTGGACTATGGTGTTTATAGAATTACTAAAATATTTAACAAACTTGTTTATAGTTTTGACCTAGCAAAAATTTATAAATGTGATCAGGGTTATATCTTTTGGGAACGTGATAACTCAATTGAAATGACTGTTGCTGAAATAGAACAGAAGTTAGGTATTAAGAATTTGAAGATTGTTAAGGAATAATTAAAGAGTATTAGGAGGTATGTGTTAATGAGTAATGTGTTTCAAGGTGTTCCTATAAACGATGCAGGTATTATTAATGTTAGAGATATTTTAATTGATAGTGTTACTTGTGGTACAAAATCAACGTTTATTTCTCCTAAAATAATAGATAATCCCTATGAACCCTTTAAGAGTTATATTTACAACATATGTGGTATTGACCCAAACGATGTTGTTGTTGAATGTCACTGGTGTAATTTGTTTGAATGTTATGACATTACAGTTACTATTAAAAATTCCAATTTAAATATTTACAAGATTACTGTAAACGCTAAACAGTATGATAAATGCAAATGGTGTGTCGAAAATGGACAATTAAAAATAAAACTATATGAGGTTATTAACGAACAGCCAAAATTTGAATTAATTAAAGGGGGAACTAACTAATGAGTGAGAATATCTTTGAAAAATTTGACGAAATGATGGACGTTGAGGGTTTAAAACACGACTTAGCTGACTTGGAAAATAACTCTAATAGAGAGTATGAAAAACCACCTTATGGTGACTACGAAGTAAAGATTACTAAGTTGGAACTTGGAGCTAGTGGTGAGAAGTCTAAAGTACCGGGTTCACCGATGGCGAAAGTAACTTTCGAAATTCTTACAGGTGAGTTAAGCGGTAGACTAATTTTCATGAATCAACTTTTGACTAACTCGTTTGGATTGTTCAAAACACGCAACTTCTTGGAGAGCTTGGGAACTGACCAAACTATAGTATTTGATAACTTTAAACAGTTTGGAGAATTAATGCAACAGGTATTTAGAGAGATTGACGGTGTAGCAGAATATCATTTGAAATTTGAAGCTAATAATAAAGGTTATGACACCTTTGAGATTGTAAAGAGATTTAAGTAGTATTTGGGGGGAGGGGCGGTAGGCTAGTCTTACCGCTCCAAGTATAAACTAGTAGGAGGATTAATTGTGTTATTCTTAGACTTTGAGGTTTTTAAATACGACTGGTTGGTAGTAGCAATTGATCCTATCAAAAAAACAAGATACGATATTGTAAACAATGTGCAGGAATTAGAACAATTATATCGAAATTATAAAAACGATATTTTCGTTGGTTATAATATTCGAGATTATGACCAATATATCTTTAAAGCTATACTCTGTGGTTTTAATCCAAAAGAAGTAAACGATTGGATTATCAAACACAAACGAAAAGGCTTTGAGTTCTCCAGTACTCTACATAAGATTAAATTAAACATATTTGATGTAATGCCCGCTAATAAAGTTAGTCTTAAAGCACTTGAAGCTTTTATGGGGCGAAACATACATGAGAGTTCAATTCCATTTGATATAGATAGGCGGTTGACTCCAGAAGAGATAAAAGAAACTATTAGTTATTGTGCTGATGATGCTTATAATACTATAGAAGTATTTATCCGTAGAAAGAGTGAGTTTGACGCACAATTAGACTTGTTAAAAGCGTTTAATCTACCGTTAAGAAACATTGGTAAAACACAAGCTCAGTTGGCAGCTGTTATATTTGATGCCAAACCAACTAAATTTAAAGACGAGTGGGAAATTAGATTACCTGATAATTTAAACCTTGGTAAATACTCATTTGTTGGTGATTGGTTTTTAGATAAATCTAATCATAAATACGAACATTATGTCATTGGTAAACGTGGTGGTAAAAAGAAAGATAAGGTACATCTTGAAGCTATGATAGCTGGACTACCACACATAATAGCTTGGGGTGGTATACATGCGGGAGCTAAACTTAACATCAATTGTAAACCAGATGAAGTTATCATAGACGCTGACGCTGGTCAGCTTTATCCAAACTTAATGCGACACTATAAACTCTTATCACGGTCAGCTAGAAAACCTGAAATGTTGGAATACATATTAGACAAGAGTATGACTTTAAAAGAACAAGGTCGAACTAAAGAACGTGAACCTTATAAACGACAATGTAATATTGTGTATGGAGCTTCAGGTGATTCAACCAACAATTTATATGACCCATTAATGAGAAACTTAGTTTGTGTTTATGGTCAGGTGTTCTTCATAGATTTAATAGATAAACTTGAAGATGTTGCTGAAATATTAAACTCTAACACCGACGGTATATTCTTTAAACTTAAACGAAAAGATTTACCTGAGTTTTATAGAAGGATTGAGTTATGGGAGAACCGAACCAAGTTAAAAATGGATTATAAGACTTATAGAAAGTTTGTGTCGAAGGACGTTAATAATTACGTCGCAGTACGTGAGGACGGTAAAATTCACGCTAAAGGTGCTTACGTTAAAGATTTGAATGAGTTGGATTATGACTTACCAATAGTTAATCAAGCGATTCGAGATTATATAGTTTATGATTATTCGGTTGAAGATACTATATTCGGTTGTAGAGAATTAATAAAATTCCAAAAAGTGGTTAAATTATCTAATAAATATGAATGGGTGGAATACGAAAATGGACTCAGAGCTACTAAATTTGTTAATAAGGCTTACCGCACTTTTGCTTCTAATAGTGATAATGATGGGCGTTTAATGGCTTGCAGAATGAAAGACGGTAAGTTAGAGAGAAAGAAATTTGGTGGAACGGCTGATAAGTGTTTCATCTATAACGGTGATTTATCAAGTGTGCCAATACCTGATAAGTTAGATAAACAATGGTATGTAAATTTAACATATAAGAGATTAAAAGATTTTGGAGTGTGTTAGAAATGATTATACCAATTAAAGTTGAAATGAATGCTACGATTGAATTAAACGCTGGAGATAGGGTTGAATTGTTAAATAGTGAGATATATGGAGAAAGAGCGACAGTTAAAAGAGTTGTTGAGAGTAGAAAAATGACTTATGCGGTTTTAACTAATAATACCTACAGACCGATCACTTCATATGGTAGAACTTGGAGGAAAGTATGAAAGTAGAATTGGTTAAATATCCTACAGATGAAGATTGGAAGTTTGTAAAAGATTGTACATTAGTAACAATTGGTAAGACGTCGGTTAATCCGCCAGATTTACAATGGAAGAGAGCTATTCTGAAAGCGAGACATTCACCGATTCGAGAATTGAGATTTGCGTTTTTGCTAGTGGATATTCCT